TTCGTCGAGACTGCAACCGTATTCACTACCGAAATACCCTAAAAGAAGATGCAAGTAGCTATTTTGGGCAAGCGTGCGGTTAGGTAGTTTCTTTTTCACTTCCACCACCGCACGTTCACTAAATAGCTTGTTTACATACTCCTTGAACTTGGGTATTTCATAATGATTTGATAAATTAAATATCATTTTTCTTTTTCCAAATATAGCCACCAGCCGTTTTCCTTTTGCCGAGCGTACAAGCATTGATACTTGATGCAGCAACTTGTGTTTCAAGAGAAGCCACTTTTGCACTTTCAAATTCAGCTATATAATTCATTTGTAATCCAAATTGCACAACTGGAATTGAATGAGTTATAGACATCTTTCTTTTAGAAAAACTTGAATGCTTTTTATTATACATTGGATGTTTTTCCCCTTTTCGGCTCATTGACATTCGTTTTTTAGTTTCTGCATTGATAACTTTACCTTTAGCAGATTTACTAAAACGGCTTTTAGTAATAGGATTATTATTGTTTTCCGTGCGAGTTACCCACCTTAAATTACAAACATTATTATCCGTTCTAATTCCATTAATGTGGTCTACCTCTGGTTTATTAAATGGATTGGGGATAAAAGTTTCTGCAACAATTCGATGTAACAGTCTTTTATCTTTTCTCAAAGTAACATAAACATATCCGTTCTTTACTCCAACATTTGGAGTAAGCACCTTATTAGGATTCCGAACTTTACCTGTATTAGAAACTTGATAATATCCATTATACCCTTTTACTGTTTTCCAAATCTCTTCCATATCATTCTTCAAGTCGAACAACATACGCTAAAAAGGCAAATCGTCCTTTACATTGCCATTAACATCAACCGGAGGCGGGAAATTCTGTGGCTGTTGCTGATAGGTCGACTGTGGCGCTGGCTGTTGTACCGATGTTGTTTGTTGGGATTGCGATACACCACCACGCGCATCTATTTTGTAGCACCGGATAGATGCCATACGTTTGAGTTCTCCGTCCTGATTCGTCCAAGAACGCCCTTGTAAGACAAACGATACAGTAACAACATCACCCTGATTAAAGCGGTCAAGTTCTGCACACTTATCGCCTGAAAACTCTAAGGGAATAACATTCTCATACTCGCTACGCTCTCCCGTATAAGGGTCGTAAGTAGTAGCATCTAAAATAAACTCCCGTTTTGTAAATGAGGAACCACCGTTTTTGGATGGTATTTGAACGGTTTGTCCAATTTCGATTATCCGTCCGGTTATTTGGTTTGCCATTAATTTTCTCCTCCAAAAATCTTTTTATCGGTTATAAGTTCTCTGTTTTCTTCCAAAAACCGGATAAATTCCTCACAATGATTAGTAAGAATAGGAATATCACGTTCAGGATTGAAAACGTATGTTTCTGTATAGGTATCTACCACATAACCGCCTTTGTTGAACTCCACAATGTTATACTCAAATGTCCGTACATCAGAACCGTTCTTCATTAAAGCGTATGGATATACTAAATGCTGGTGGTGATCTTTGAACTTTCCCACGGTATAACTACCAGTTGTTTTGATGTCGTGAACACTGGTAGGCATCAGTTCGTCAATCAGACCATAAACCAATACACTACCGTATGCAGTAGGCAAGATGGCTTCTACTCTTTGTTGGGTTAATGCTCCTTTGTAGTAGTTGGCAAACTCGCGGCAAAGGTCAATGTGAAAAGTGAAAGTGCGATTGTTGTAAACAGCTTTTATCCCGTAAAGTTTTCCGTCATCGTGATATGCCTTGCTAATTTCCATTATAGAAGATTTACGGTTCTCAATCATACAATCAATTATCTCCCCAAAACATGTTCCTCTATCAGCTTTTTCGCTATCGAAAGGTACTCTATTTATCCTATCAATAAGAGATTGGAATTGTTTTTCTCTGAACTCATCTTCATCGCATGGAGGATTGTCAGAAAAAGCATAATATTTTTGATATATCTTATCACTATCTATATAATTTTGATAAGAATCTAACAATGTTGGGTATAGTTTGTAAGATATTTTACTCATTCTCATATCTCCATTTGTAACCACCTGCTGTAAGATGGCTTTTTCTACCTATACAGCAACTGATAATATTAGCATTATTAATACCCGTTTGTCTTTCAGCCTCTTTAGCACTTTCAAATGTATTTATTGATGTACCATCCTCTCGGCACTGAACAACGGCTTTTGACATCTTCGGGTGATTTATTTTCTTTTTGCTAAACCGTTCGTTTCGTGTTCCGTAATTAGCATTATATCTCCATGTACACCATTCCAAGTTAGAAACTGAATTATTGCTTTTAACTTCGTCTTTATGATTTACACATGGAAATTTTTGCGGATTAGGGATAAACGTTTCAGCGACAAGTCTATGAAGAGATTTATATTCAACTTGTTGTTGCTTCCATAATGATATTCGTAAATATCCACTCCATATTTTATTAGGCTTAATTATCTTTCCTATTATCTTTCTAAAATTACCATACCTGCTTTTAATAAGCCTATCTAAAGAGCGAACTCTACCAAGGGTACTTACTTGATAGAGTCCTTCATAACCTTGAATGTCTTTCCAAATCTCATTAGGCTGCTGCATCTGAGTAGATTTTAGTTTCCTTATTGAATACCAGTCCCAAAGCCTTTACCTTTGCAGCAAACAAACTTCTCGCCATCATCAAAGAACTACCAACGTGTTCAAACTCATTAATATGAGAGGCGAACTCATTAGCGGACTTGGCATCAGTTATAAATTCGATACTTTCTTTTATCTCTTCAATAACTTTATCATACTTTTCCTGTGCCTCTTTCTTGGCAGCAAGCATACCCAAATACGAATTGATTATCTTGGCGGTGATAAAGTCGTTCTTTGCGGTTGGATTACCATTCTTGTCAAGGATGGTAGGAACTTCCATCACTGAAGGAAGATTGCATGTATTCTTACCGTCATTTCTTGAAGTCGGGTCAAAAGTTATAGTGCGTCTTTGAACACCTCTTTCGCTTTTCATTTCAAGATAGCCGAGCAAATCCAGTTCGGTAACGATGGAGTTGTAGGACTTTTCACGCAAGGCAGGGATAAACACAGTATCATCACCTTCTTTCCGTGTGTCGCGATGGGCAACGAAAATGATGTGCTTGTTAAGCCCCGAAAGTGTTCGTGTCATCCATGAAAACTCCGCATTGATACCACTCCAATCCCTGATAGACGGTTGGCGGCTGCCACATTTATAAGTAATGATGAAATCCATCATCTTACCGATAGTATCAACTACAATGGTCTGATAAGCAGACAAATCCTCCTGCAAGACCTGTTGAACATCACTCCATGAAGTGACCTGTACGGTATCTATGTTTTCCAAATGCGCCATATTCATACGCTTAACGCCATTATCGAAATCCAATAATAACGGTTTCGGTGCGCTCAATGCCACTGTTGATTTTCCCATACCAGCCTGGCCGTAAATCATCATTTTCACTGTGGTAGGGATTACTAATTCATTTGATTTTTTGATAAGACTCATAATCGTAAAATTTAAAGGGTTAATTATTCTCTTTCTGTAGAATAGCATCTACATCACTTTTTCGGTACAATCTCTTACCTCCTATTTCCAACCTGCACAAATATCCAATTTTATGCCATCTCCATAAGGTTGACTTATCGGTATGTAGAATCTGACTTGCCTCTTTAATGGTCAAGTAGTCCTCTTCCGGTCTGATGAAAGAGTCTCTAATACTTCTCACAGTCTTTTTTACAAGATGTTCTGCGAACTCTTTCAAATCAGTGGACTTTATTGTCAAAGTAACATTGGCACCACTATTTAAAATATCCTCCATGTTCATTCTCTTACCCTTTCTATATGTTCAATTCTAAATCTTCGTAACCTTCTCATATCACCTTGTTCGTGGTAAAGTGACAAAGAAAATATACACAGTAAGCAACATGCGACGGACACACGGACTATAGGCGAAAAATCCATCGTGAGCCTCACACCGGCTATCCGTTCATAAAGCATTGTTGCAAGTTCTCTCCCATTCCGTACATGCAATATTTCAAAAGCCTTTTGCAATTGGTTATTAATCGTGCTAACCGCCCGGCATTTGAAATTGGCGATTTCCTTTTTCTCATACCCTTGTGCATACATCCGTGCTGTAATCTCGCATTCAGGGGTGAGTTCTGTGAATACCCGTTCCATAATCGTGTGAGTTAGATGACTATGACTCCCTTTTTACAACGACAATACCTTTTTTCGGATAAGACTTTGAAGCCCATTTTTTACCCTCAAGAAGATGCTTGGCATTTAGAAGTGATACGTTGTTGCGGATTGTCTCAAGTGAAGATATAGGCAGCTCTATCGTGGCTCCTCTCTTCATGTTTCTCATTTTCTCTTTACTTTCTACCTTTTCCATAAATGTTATATTAGAATGATTGGTGGGCGTTGACGGACTCGAACCGCCAGTCTCCTCCAATGAGGTGTGTTAACCATTACACCGAACGCCCCAATAAGAAAGGTGCGCTATCTTCACAGACGGCACACCCAGTACAAACACAAAATAAAACACGACAAAACAGTTTATACTAACACTTTTCATGTAACTCCATGCCGGTTATCACTGCAAGTATAACAGACAAAATAAACATTGCAGATGTCAACACGATTCCCGTCATGTACAAAGGGCCATCCTTTATTATGGAATTACATAATATCATTGTCATACAAAGCAGTACAAGCAACGAAAAAGAGAACATAATTATCTTCATAACATCGTCATTGCAACCAGTTCATCACTATAGAATTCTACAAAATCGTGCTTTCCGAACTCTACCATTACTTTATCCCCATTGATGGCGCAAATCGCCCCAATCTTGCTTTCCCATCCGGGATGTTTACACTTAACCGGCATACCTATATATGGCATACGTGATTTATACATACTTTTTCCCATAATCGTGTGATTTTAAATTTTACCGCCCGTACAAGGATGAGGTAAAGCGGTGCGCACTTCGCTTTGCCCGTGGCTTTTAGTACGATAGTAGCACTAACCTTTGCTGCGGTTGTGTACCCTACCCGATTCTCGCTATCGGATGCCAGTCTTTAGCTGTCAATAGGGCTATATTGTCGATGTGCGTGTCGGCCGCCTAATCCGTCATTACTTACACCTCAAAGACTATGGTTACACATCTATTAATTGTTAAACATTGCACAGCTCGCAAGCCCCAACTTGCTTATGTGCGTTCGTTATCTTTGGTTGGCAAAAACGGCTTATGAATTACACCGTAATTGCTTTCACAGACTTATCAAAGAACCAATCAATAGTACCCTACCCGATTCTCGCTATCGGATGCCAGTCTTTAGCTGTCAATAGGGCTGTCGTGCGTGGTATAATCGTGTGATTAATCATCGTAAAAGAACTTCTCGCCCGGCTTTCTGAAAAGCCTGTAGCTTGCATACAAGCAGCCTAATACTATCAATGCCTCTATCATACTGCCATTCTATCAAGTTGAAACTCTATGTAATCAATCTCTTCTTGAATAACCTCTAAGGCCTCTTCTTTGGTATCGGTATTACAGAAAGCACAAGCCTCTGTGTCAGACATCTTATCAACTCTATCAAGGTCTATACAAGCCTTATCCAAAGCCTTTTCAAGCCCGTAGGCTTCTATACTGTCACATACTCTAAACTGTCTCATATCAGGCGATTTTTAAAAGGTTAGCTTTCTTAAAGCATCTGAACTCTTGGCGTTCAGTATCATAGTAAGTTTGAACGGTGTCGTTCTTCTTTCTGTTGTCAGTACCAGCAATGGCAGGCATCAACTTTTCATTTAGTGTACCGTAGGCTTCTCTCACAGAACCGTCCACCTTTTGAAAGTAGAATTTCACAATCTTGCTTTTCATCTGCAATTTCAATTTCATGTTAGCCCAAGCGCACTTTAATGCTTCTGACATCGTGAAACCGTTCTTGCGAACGAACTGCCATGCAAGGCTCATAACTTCATGTAAAAAACTCTTCGTGCTCATAATCGTGTGATTTAATATGTTTATACTATTTGTATCATCAATCATTTAGTTTATCTTTGCTACGTGATTGAATGATGATGCAAAGATACACAAGATTTGTGAATATCAAACAGTATAATCACAAATTCTATGTATAAAAACATTGTTTAACTATTCGCGCAGCTATACATTATTAATATGAAGAAAGAAAATATAAACTATGTATCGTGGATAGCACTTGTATTGAGTACTATTGCTATATTACTATGGTTATGCAAATACGAACCTGTGACATGGACTCTATTCGATTCTATGATTGCTTTTCTTTCTTTCGTTGTAGGCTCATTAGCAGTGATGGTTGGGTATAACATTTTTGGGTTAAAAAACGACCTAAAAAATGAGATAGAAGAAAAATTGCAGGATATAAGCGACCATCATGTAATTCATACAGCAAAAACTATGATGTACATAGAAATGAGATTACTTCACATGGCTGTCGAATTAAACAATATAGCAGATATAAGGCAATCTATTTACATGATGATTGACACCACAGAAAAGACTAAAAATAAAGAAGATATAGATTATATTATTAACCAGTTGAAAGGATTTGAATCAAAATATGGAAATGAATTGTTTGACAATACATTCAAAAATAAACTAAAGATTAGATTCGGAAGAATTGGTTCTTTCTCTGATAACGCGCTCATCTTCCTCCATAATCTTGAAGTATGATTCTTTTGCGTTGTCAATGAGGTTGTTTGATTCTTCAAAAGGGTCTTTTATTTCTTTGAAATACTTTTTTCTCATAGAAATAGCTCTGATAAGGAATTTAATTATATTCATATCTGAAAGCTAAAGCGACCGACTCCAAAGTTGCGGTTTGAAGTTAAGTCGCCTATATAGTCCCTTAACGGGAGCAGTTAAACAAATTAGTCGAAATCATCCGCAACTTGATTTTCATTGCAAACATACACAATAATTGTGAATATGAATACTATTGGAGAAAGAATATTAAAAATAAAATCTTACTATTTTGGAGACGAAAGAGGTAGTAACAAGAAATTTGCGGATGCGGTTAGAGAAAAGCCAAATACTGTATCTAATTGGTTCGGTCGAAAAGATGGTATAGGAGATGCTGTAATAGAAAAAATTTTATCAGCTTTCCCAGATGTAGATAAAGGATGGTTAGTTGGAGGCAATGGGAACATGCACACACAAGGAGATATAAAAAAAGGTGATATTCTCGATAAGCAAGCAGAAGTGCCTTCTAATGCGACATACAAACTCGTTCCAGTAGTGCATATAGACAGCGTTGGGGGAATGCACTCAAATAACGATATAGTAAGCGAGCCACAATATGTAGAAGGGTACATCCCTTTTGTTAACGCAAAAAAGGATGATATAGCGGTGTATCAATCAGGGGATAGCATGATTCCAACTATTCCACCCGGAAGCCTTATGCAAATTCGAGAGGTAAAAAACTGGAAAGAGTATTTCGGCTATGGAAACATTTTTGTAATAGAACTAACTGATGGTAGAAGAATTACAAAAGAAGTGACAAGGTATGATGAAAATCCCAAAGAATACGTTTGGTGTATTTCTCACAATTCCAGCGTTCCAGACGAGGAACTCCCTAAAAACATGATTGCGTCAGTTTGGAAGGTTGTTAAGATATTAACAGATAAAGGGTGGTAAGTATGAAATTCAATTGGTACACTTGGAATCTGTACAAGCAAACTCCAGCAGGAAAAGAAAAGATAAAATACTTTTCCAAAGCGGAAGGGTATGACTTGTTCAAAGGTTATTGTCCGCACGCCAATTTCATCCCGAATGGTTTATACAACGATTGGCTGGAAAGTATATATTGCTATGGCGTATCAGATTGTGAGCAACCAACTTCATTAAATGAAGCAAAATTATTGTACACTTCGCTTATCACGTTAGGCATAAGGATAGAAGAGCAGCAATGGATTCCTGCTAATGATTTTAAGAATATGCTTGGAATCATTCAACCGGTGTCCTATGTCTTATCAAAGTTCGCCCCCGAATACTTCTTTCCATACCTGTTTCTTTGTCGGATATTCGAGTTGAATAAAATAGCAGACTTCTTTAACATAGACCTACCTGATATGCCAAAAAGAACGGATTACAAAGGAAGGTGCATGTATTATTGTGAACTTTGTGAAGCATTTTATCAATTTAGGAAAGAAAACAAATTATCCCCCGAAGAGCTATGGGCTTTTTTGTATGATTTTGCTCCCAATAATATTGTAAATGAAAATACTGAGATTCCTAAGCCCTCACAAGTTTGGTTTATTGGAGGATTATTATATGAAGAAGACAGATTGTTAGAATCAAAATTTTGGCAGTCAAGCCCTGAAACAAAGAGAGGGGATATTCTCATCCATTACGAGACATCTCCAGTCAGTGCGATTACCTGTATAGAAACATCACTTACTGATGGTGTGATAGACCCACTATTTCGATATTATGGGTGCATCTATATCGGAAATAGGATAAGCATACCACACATCACATTAAATGAGTTGAAAACCGATGAATACTTTTCCAATCATTCGCTTGTCAGGAAGAACTTTCAAGGAGTGAACGGATGGCAATCGACCGGGAAAGACTATTTGGAACTTTTACGGATGATAAAGGGAAAAGGGTTTGATAGCGATACATTGCCACAATTATACGCTCCCACTATGCCGGAAGGAGTGAATATAGAGTGCGAAAGGGATGTGGAGAAACAATTGCTGGAACCATTGCTCAATTCAATGGGATGGTATGAGAACAAAGACTTCATTCGCCAATTGCCAATACATGCAGGACGTGGGCACCGAATATTTCCCGACTACGCTCTGCATTACGACAACAAGCCAGACGAAGAAAAAGCAAAGGTCTTAATTGAGGCAAAATTCTACATGAAGAACAATCAAGAAATAGAAGAAGCATTTTTGCAAGCTCGCTCATACGCTTGCCTCCTTGAATCTACTGTAATAGTCCTCTGTGATAAACAATGCTTAATCGTTTATGAGAAGAAACAGAGTTTTGACCGAGACAGTTATAAGAAATACTACTGGGGAGAACTTGAAAATCCCGATGTGTTCAACGAATTAAAGAACAAACTAAATATCTAAGATTATGATAATCACAACTACTAATAATATAGAAAATTATTCAATAAAACGATACTTAGGTGTAGTAAATGCGAATATAGTTATTGGAGCAAATTTTTTCTCTGATTTTGCAGCATCACTAACAGATGTTTTTGGCGGACGCTCTAATACCTATCAAAACAAGCTAAACACCATATACAAGGAAGTAATGGCTGAATTAAAAGCAAAAGCCAAATCTTTTCAGGCTGATGCTATTGTTGGATTACATATAGACTTTGACGAAGTTTCCGGTGGAGGAAAATCCATGTTTATGGTATCTGCATCTGGAACTGCTGTTATGATAGAAAATAACTTTGAAGATAGATACTTCATGTACAAAGCTCTCAGTGACATTCATGACTATTGGAAAAAAGGATTTCTATCAGAAGAAGAATACAATTATGAAAAAGCAAGGATTATAGAAAAGTATAATAGCGCAATTTCGGCAGAGGTTACAGTAGTCAAAGAAACTAAAGAATACGAAGCAAAAAAGTTAAGAGAGCAAGAAGAACAAGAAGCTTATACTAAGAAAGTTCTTGAAGAAAAGCTAATCATAGCAAAGAAGGAATTAGAAAACAGATGCCCATGTTCTGAAGATACCATAAAAGAAACTACACATCTTCAAATACAAGCATCAGACTACAATAATATTCCATATAATACTGACGATTCTATGGAAAGTATAATCGCAAAGTTTATTCGGTTAAACAGAATACCTGAAGCTTGCAAATATTACATGGATGAAACCGGATTGAACGATACAGATGCTATTGAGTTTGTAGTTGATACTTATAAGAAAATAGACCAGATAGACAAAGATGCTTTTGAGAGGCTTCTTAATAAATTGAGGGTATTAAAAAATAAAGGGTTTATTGAGCAAGCAATTAATGAATATCAAAAATTTACCCTATCAGAAAAAAATGCGGCAGAAACATTTATTAATGATTTATAAAATAGACTGATTATGGTTGACTTTCTAACCATCATACTCCTAATATTCGGAGTACTGCAAATCATCCTCTTCTTCAAGGTATGGGGAATGACGAATGACATCAAAGAGATAAGGAACAAGTACCTTAAAGACGAGGACGAGAAACGAAGACAAAAAGCAGAATACGACCCAACTCCCAAAATCAGCGGTGGGGTTAAAACAACAATATAGCCGGAATTATTCCCCGGCTTTTTCTTTCCCTATTCGCAAGTTGTGCAAATGTTGTGCAGATAGCATAAAAAGAAAATGCTAACAAGTTGTCAATGAACCTATTAGCATTTTTCCTTGTGATTCCGTTGCGATTCGAACGCAAGACCCACGCCTTAGAAGGGCGTTGCTCTATCCAGCTGAGCTACGGAACCAGCCTTAATTGCGGTGCAAAGGTACGCTTTTTTACGAATATTGCAAATTTTTGTATCACCTTTTTTCGTTACCTATGTATAAAAGGCTCATTTGCTACATAAAAAGTAATGATTAGTTACCTTTACAAACAAGATACACGGTATTTATATACAGATGTATTAAAACATTTTGCAAATTATCAATGTTACTAATTATAAAAAGTAAAAATATGGAGGAATATTCAAGTAGGAAAAGTAGCATTGACCCGAAAATGAATGAAAGAGTAATAACAACTAAATTTTAAAGAGATGGAATGGGAAAATCAGTTGATACAGGAATTGCAATGGTCAAATAAAAGGTTCATCCGACATTTCGAGTGATAGTTTCCTAAAAAGGAAAACCGCTGAACAAATTGTATATTTGAATTGCGACCAACAAATGTACA